GATTTACTTAAAGACATTAACGCAAGGTTTGATGAGTTAAATAATAGCGGAAAGATAAAGGAAGCCGCACAGGATATCAGTGATTTTTTTACCACCATACTTAAGGATGGTGGCGATAGCATTAAGGGAACACTAGAAAATATTACTGCATTCACAACGGGTTTAAATGTTGTGTCTGGTAGTTTACGTGCGTTGTTTAATGGTTTGTCGTTAATGGTATCCTCTTTTGGTGCTGCGGTTGCTGGTGCGTTTGCCATGTTCCCACTAGGTATGGCAAAGGCACTTAGTATTTTTGGTACCAATACGCTTTCAAATAAGTTTCAAGAGACTGCTGATGCGCTACTTTCAATATCTAAAGCATATGTTGAGCAAGTTAAGCAAGATGCTAAAGATGTTGCGGCAGCACTTAAACAAGCTGGTGTAGACATTAAAAGTGATTCTGATGAAACGACAAAAACACAGGTTGAGAATGCAGCAAAAGTTAAAGAAGCCATGCAATCTCAAGCCGAGGCACGCTATAGCGCTTACCAAAAGGATGTTGCAACCAGTGAGAAATTATCAGACCTAGCTCAAAAAGAAGTTGATGATTGGAAGGCTCGACAAAAGGCAGCAGAAGATCATTACACAAACTTAAAAAATAGCGGTACCGCTACGTTAGAGGAAATCGAAGCCGCCGAAACAAGGTATGGTAATGCCACCTTAAAAGTGACTGATTTATTGGTTGCTCAATATTCTGCCCAGCGTGATTTAACCGATTCACAATTAAAGCTAAACGCGGCGACTGTAGTTTTTCTATCTGCTCAAAGCGAACTTGCCGACAGAGAGCTAAGCAAGGTTCGGGATGCTTATATCGAGGGTACTGCATCAGTTGAGGACTACCAGAAAGCCCAAGCCAAAGCAAAATCGGCAGCAGAAGCATTAGCGAAAGCACAAGGTGAATTGGCTGACTCAACCGACGCACAAACAAGGGCTGTTAATGATTATGAAGCAGCGATGGAGCAAGCCAATGTCACAACATTAAAGTCTCTGCAAGATTTAGCGGCCAAAGCAAAAATAGCTTATAACCAGACTAGTGAAGCCATTAAAAATGGAGTTGGCTCAACTTATGACGCTGAACAGGCATTTTTAAAATATGCAGAAGCATCGATAAAAGCTGCGGCGGCTGGTGATAAGCAGGTAGAGGCCAGCATTCGTCAGCAAGCTGCCAACCTTGGCTTAAGCGATAATATTGAGGATTTGATTAAGCAGTATTATCGACTAAAAGACTCACAAAAGGGCTTGGTTAATGATGTTAATGATACTGAAGAGCAAATAAATACTGCGAACCAAAACATTGGTACTACCATGGAAAACACCATGGGAGTGGTAGTTAAAAGTGCGCAACAAGCTGGTTCTACATTAGCCAGTGTTGCTAAATTTTTCACTGACTATTTAAAAAGCGTTACCGCTGAAGTTGCCGAGCTCAGCACGGGCGCTGTCGCTTACTTTAAGTCGATACTCTATGGCCAAAGGTTATTAACTGACTCAAGCAGTGAGCTAGATAAAACCATTGAAGTTTATAAAAAGCTAAGTGGTGAGATTGGTGACCTGCTTGATGTGCAAGCCAAGTCAGTCGATTTTACCGGCATTACCAATTTTGCCCGTAAAGCCGAGATAGCCGGTAAACAAGCGCAGGCTGCATATTATGGCCAGCGTATTGAACTGCTTAAAATGGTTGATGCACTCGACGCTGCTGAAAGTGGCAATGTTGGCTTAATCAACAGCGCAGAACGTGCCGCAAATTCAATGAACTTGATGAATGATCAAGACTTGGGTTTGCTGCGCACTGCTATCGATTCGGCTAAATCGAGCATGGACTCATTGCGAGAAAGTGCGCAATCAACCCTCGACACTTTGCAAGATGAACTTGACGGCTACCTAGGCCGACAAGATGAAATCGAAAAGCGCCGTTATCAGCAAGAGCTTGCCGATATTAAAACCCAGTTAGCCAAGGCTGAATCTACGGGTGATAAAACACTGATCACCCAACTGAGAGAAGCCGAAAAAACGCTAAACAAGGTTTACGCTTACCGCACCGCCGAAATAAAAGCCCAGCAAGATGCCAGCGAAAAGCAAGCCATTAGCGACGCTGCCACCGCTAAACAACAAACCAATGCCGCCAGTTCGGTGCAAACCAATGTGACTACTCAAACTAAGCCAAGCACGGCTACCACAACGACAACTAGCAGCGACACTGTCGTGTTGCAGTTGCAAGTGGGTAACCGCACGTTTGATGCGCAAACCAAGCGCAGTATTGTGAATGAGTTAGTTGCTGAAATTAAGCGTTTGCAGTCGGTGGGTGGTTAGTTTGGCTTGGACACTTTTCGCAAATTAAAAACGAGGCGCTATGTATAACACCACTATCGACACCATTGTGTTGACCGAGCCATTGCATTGGATCAATCGCAATAATACCCAGCGAGTATCGGCCAATATGAAGCGGGCACTTAACGGTGCCCCGCATATTCAACAAACGGTGATCCCTGCAGGTATTACGTTAGAACTTGGCAGTAAAGATGGTTGGATGCTCCGCAGCGAGTTTGAACAACTACAAGCCCATGCGGCAACCACTGTCACTGAGTTCACCATCAACCAAGACGGCAGTGACATTAATGTGGTGTGGGATAACACGCAAACCAGTGTGATCACTGGTGATGATGTTGACGACCAATTGGGTGGGTATCCCTTACTGACCAACGTGGTATTACGATTTTTAACGCTGTAACTCAACACACAGGTGGCCCATGAGCATTACCCGTAATGATTTAAAGATATTTAAACCCGAATTATTAGGTTCAAGCGATGACGCTGGCGGCCAGCGAACAAAGCTAGAGGTTCAATCTGGTGAGCTTAATGAATTATTTAGAGCGATATCTGATATCGACCACTCACAATCAGCAGTTGATATTGTTAAATGCTATCCAGCGTTAGCGACTGCAGACACCGCCGTTTTACTGGATGGCCATGTGTTTATTAGTCAAAAACCAACTGATGATTTAGTGAGTTTATTACTCGCTGAGGCAGAGCAATTAACTGATGCTGATCGCATGACTGATATGGTTGAGATTCTTGAATCATCGGTGGTGGCAGGGCAGCTTATCCGCAATCGTTTAATTGGCTTATTAGCTGGCCAAGATAGCTTCCCACGATCTTATCTGCAGTCGATTTATCAATTTAATGGCAAAGAATATTATGAAACCATTCGTTTAGCCCAAGGCCAAGTCATCGTTATTTCAGTGGAATACGAAGGCAATGAAGATGCTAGATGGCCCCGCTTTGAACACTTTTGCCAAATTCAAGAAAGCGTCTTTGGTGGCCAAGGTGGTGTAGTGAGCTTTAAGCCGCCAATCCCGTTCGATACGCCCAATTATGATGTGGTGATTAACGGTGAAACGGGTTGCACTAAGCTGCGCTATGTCAGCGAAAATGATGGCATTACATACCATGGCATTACTGAGTTAACGGCTGAGTCTACCAGCGCTGTTATAGCAGTTGCAGAAACTAAAACTGAGCTATTACCCAAAGTTAAAACGATCAGTCTCAGTGCTGGTAATAGCATTACCGTTGGCGATGATAATGATGTTGCCAGTGGGCTTATTTATAAGTCGGTAACGGTTCCTACCGAAGCAGACAAAAGCACCTATTTATACACAGTCAACGATTTACTCGATGATCCATTTTTTGCCGCCAATGGTTTGCAAAACATCACCGTGATTGGCTATTACAATTGGCTTGCAAATATCAGCATTACTGGCAATACGGTGAGTGTGGTTTATAGCGGTAACATTAGAGATGGAGAAACTATTGGTATTAGTTGGTATTCATCATTGCGTTACAGTGTTTATCACAGTGCTAATGCGTTACCAGGTGCGAAAAAATTAGTAACCGGTAGTGTGTTTGCTATTGCCACCTTTAATGATAGCAATTACGGTACCAGTGAATTAATCGAAATGACCGGTGGCCAACTGCGTGAATCAAATGGCTATGTATTGGCAAGCATTGATTACCTCACGGGTGCTATTACTAAAAACATTGATACCCGAGGCGATTTTAGTGTCAGTTATGATGCAATCATAGAAGATGAGGCTATTAGTGATAACACGGCATCATTTCCCCTCAGTGTGACAGAACCCATTTTAGACACCTTTTACCTTACCATTTCAACTGTAGGTAATACTTTGCTCAGTGCAAGTAGCGATAGCAGCGGTACAGTGACGGGTAACGGCATCAGCGGCACGATTGTCGATGGTTATGTCAGCCTGTCATTTACGCAGAACGTTGACTTAACCACGCTGCGCTATGACATATCGGAAACTGTGACGTTATCGCCACCGCCTGAGCTTTATGGCTTAAATCCACTACGGATTAAAAATAATGGGGTGGTTGATCACTTTACCCCGTGGAAAAACATTTCAGTCCAACACACTCAAACTCAGCTAGTCAGCAACCCTGCTGCAGCACAAACCTATAACGTAAGACCTAATGCTCGGTTTGTTGATATTACCGATGCGATGAGTAAGAGCCTGTGGACACTTGATAATCAGCATTACAGCATAAATAAAGCCACGGGTATTGTGACGATTAACAGTGACTTTAGCGGCTTTACAGCGCCATTTTTACTGACAGACAGCATAGGTGAAACGGTATTAGTAACTGACGTTAAACCCAATGCATTAGTGCTGGCATCAGCATTAACCCAAACATACCCCATTGGCTCAACTGTATCGAGTGTGCAAAACCTTGGCGACTTACAAGCCCGTGTTGGCGTTGTTCGAGATATGACGGCATGGGCCAATAATTGGGGTCAAGACGGCGATGGCGCAACCGGCAATTTAAACGTGGTCGATTTTCCGATTGAAGTGGTGAACAACAATGCGACCAATGAAGAATGGGTGCTGATATTTACCAGCCAAACTGCATTTAGATGTGTTGGTAAACGTCTTGGTCAAATCGCTATTGGCGACACGGTAAACGACTTTGCACCAATCAACCCGTTAACACTAGCGCCGTATTTTATTATTCGATCAGGCGCATTTGGTGGTGGCTGGCAAGCGGGTGAAGCAATTCGTTTCGCTACTTACGCAAGCAGTAAACCCGTAATGCTGTTGCGTTCAGTACAAGCTGGACACAGCGAGATAAATGAGGATCGCCCAGTGTTGGCGTTCCGTGGTAACGAATCTTAATTAATAGCGTTAAGGAATAAAATCATGGGATTACCAGTTACAGTATACCGCTGGGATGATGCGGGTGCGCCCCAGATTGATGGCACACCATTATCATTTTTGACATTATTAAAAGCTTGCCTTGTTAATGGTTACGGAAACAAAAATTCTTTAGGTTGGTCAATAGCTTTTGAAAATTTAGCTGAGTATAAAATAGCATTCAGAAATTCAACAGTAGAAGCCAGTGGTGGATTTGTGCAGTTTGAATCCAATAATGGATTGAATGATATTTACTCACCAATCAACATGGCTGGTGCTAGAAGCATGACCGGTCTAAATGCCTATTATGATCCGCAGGCATTACAAATATTTGCCGTAAATGAAGTCATGACTCGTTGGGTTATTATTGGAACAAGTGCCGGATTCTGGTTTATGGCGAACAATAATGCATTGTCACCATCAATTAGTTCGATTGATTCACCGCAACTTTTTTGTGGTGATCTTGATACCATTATTGCGAATGATGTTGGCAGATTTGTTTGTCTTAATTATCCAACCGTGAATGATATGACATCCTCATCATGGAGTAATGCTTTTAATTATAGCCAATCACCAGGTGGACAATGTTGCAGAATATATGACACTGATGGCTCTAGTAATTGGATAGCCTACAATATGGATATGCGATATCTGCAAGGGACACATGACAAAAGTGGTGTTCCTCAGGGGAATCGTGATTTTATTGAACTTTATTTATATTCTTCATTACCACCATATAATGTTGACCGGTTAGGTGTTGATAGTGGAATGAGTCAGATTAACCCTTATTATCGAGGTAAAATAACAGGTCTATTAAACTCACCATCCACCGGCTACAACGATCAGCAATGGCCTGTTATTGAAAATATTAATGGTTCAGATTATATGCTGATGTGTGGTTATCTATTTGGCCGAACTTGGATAAAAATGGATATATGGTATGAGTAAATTAGCATCGGTTATATCTGTTAGCGCACCTTATTATCTAGGTTTGTTACAAGTAAAAATGGATGCGGAATCTGAAAGATATGCTGTCTATGACAGAAATAATTTATCATTAGTTTCTGCTGGTATCAGACCTGAATCGGGTATTTTAAAAGTTCTACTTCCTCTTAAATATACATTAGATACAAATTTGGTTGTGGGTATATTGGACAACGATAAGGTTTATGCAAGCAAGTTTATTGATGGCGTAATCCTAGAGTCAGTTGATAGTACACAAGTTGATATGAGCCAATGATAACCGCTTTATTCGATAAGGGTTTTTATGAAAATAGAAGCCCATTAACGATTCATTTTATTGATGAATCTGCATTTAATGGGTTGATAATAAATTTTGATAATCCATTTTCAATCAATCCTTCACCACTTGATATAAGATTTAATAATGAAACAGAACTACCGTTACCCATTGATAACTCTATTGGAATTGAGTGTGGTATTAGTTGGAGTAAGGCAAAAGAAATCGAGCGCCACCTGGTATTAACAGAGCATGCCAATAAAATCGCTATTGCCGTTGATTTTGTTTGGTCTACACCTGATGTTATTGAACAAAGCAGCCAATTGCATTGGGTGTCATTCAATGGATTAGAGGTTAATTACAGCCCGTTTTGGGCGCTAAAGTCCAAAGTTAGCAATAATATTACCATTAAATGGTCACAGCCTTATATTCATCAAATGAACACTACGGTTGTATGGCAAACGCCGAATGAGCATCAGTTAAATAATATTATCCCTTGGTTGAATGTACCGGCATTGCAATTGCTTTCGAGTATCGTATGGCAAGATGGTAATCAACATCATATTGAGCACGTATTTCGTTACACCGGCCTAGTATGTGATGCACAGTATCAAACAGGGTGGGGGCCACATGCACCACGCTGGATTTGCTCAACTGATTATCGACCACCTCAGGCGGGTTTAATCACTATTCGTTTTAATGAGTCATTGACTCAAAAAAATAGTCCAATAGCGATCCGTTTTACACCATCATCCGAGTATTGTTATTGGGATGACGGCGGCGGGTTAGTTGACGCCAACCCAAGCTTACCCAGCCTTGATTTTGAAACCCCCATTGAACCCCAACTGCGCAGGTATTATTTAATGCAGCCAACCATAACGTGTGTGCGTGTGTCTGATGACGTACCGATTGTGATCAGCAATATCAGTATCAGCCGCAGCCGTGGCCAGTGGGCCTGTTCGGTGAGTATCGACTTTTCAAGTCGCATCGATGCTAGCCGTGCTGAAAATCAACTGCTTAAGGTCGGCATTAACGGCCATGAGTTCTTTGTCTTGGTTGAACAAATCAGTGTAAGCAAAGTGTTTGGTAATGAAACGTATCGCGGAACGGGCCGCAGCCGCAGCGCCGAACTTGCTACGCCGTATGTATTGCCGATCAGTTATACCAATGCAACATCACGCAGTTTTGCGGGTTTACTTAACGACATGCTGCAATTCACTAGTTGGACAATCGCACTTAATGGCATCGTTGATTTTAACGTACCTGCAGGCGCGTTTAGCGTTGGCAATAAATCGCCCATCGATGCAGTGCAAGAAGCCGTTGCTCAATTGGGTTGTATGCTGTTATCTAATGATGAAACCAAAGCGTTAACCGTGGTTCCACGTTGGCCAACCGTGCCATGGTTAATGGATGCTGCGACACCAGACTTAACCGTGCATGATGCGGTGATCACTAGTTACAGTGAGTCAAAAGAAATCGGTACCGAGTGCAATGTGGTTTGGCTTCGTGGTGAGCAGCAGGGCATTAGCGCAAAAGTAAAACGCGCTGGCACTGCAGGTAACATCGCAACCGATGACATAAGCGCTCAATTGATTGTTGATAATCAAGCTGCACGAACAGCCGGTACCAACGCACTGGCCGACACGGGCAACAAGCTTAATATCAATATGAGCTTACCGATTATGGCCGACTTACCACCTGCAACACCTGGTATGTTGATTGGTATTCGTGAAGGTGTCGATGTGTTCAAAGGTACTTGTGACTCGGTGACGATCAGTGCATCGGTTAGCGACACTGGCGACATCGATGTAGAGCAAACCATCACCGTCGTTCGCCACGTTGCATAAGCTGTTGTATCAAAGCCAGCATAAGGAATCGTAATGTTAAAGCAGTTACAACAAAGCCTAAGCGCCCCGCGTACCATCATGACGATTAACGCGGTCAACACAGACGGCACCGTCACCGCCAGCACTGCCAGCAACCATACTCAAAGAGTTATCGGTTCTGGCAGTATTGGCGATCACATCTATGTTCAAGACGGCAGGGTGCTAGGGACAGCCCCCGCATTGGCGTTTGTAGAGATAGAGGTTTAACGATAAATTTCTTGCACAAAAACTAGTATATCTGTATAACCTTTCGCCCAATAATGATTGTGATAGATATTAACTATAACCAAATATTTGTTGATAGTTGTCTATACTTAGGTGTAAGTTGAACTCAATGGATTTAGTTTGATTTAAGGAGGGAATTGTATGAATACTAAAAAACCAACCCCTATAAAATTGTCTTCTAATGAAAAAGTTTATCGTTTAAATGGTAATGGCGAATTTAGTCTTAACTTAAATGATAAAAAAATACGTCAAAAAGTCATGAATAAAATCAATAGATTTAAAGACTTTCCTGTCACTGCTTAGCACTGCGAGGGTTTCATGGGGGCCTTTGCTGTTGCTTTTATCTTAATATCTGGATACATCTTCGTATCTAATTCTACATTTCAAATGTATATAACTCGTCGTGAAGATGGTCATCGATATTACTTTCGGTGCGGCGCTTACGGTATCTTGTTTTGCCTGATAGGGATAATAATCTCCATAGCTTTAGATCGCTTTAATATTCCAACAATGGCATTAAAAATCATTTTTAGAACATCTATTGAAGAGTTGACAGGAGTAACCCAATATACAAAAAACCTTCAAGATTACCTAAGCTTGAAAATGGTGCTAGGTTCAAGTTTAGCTGTGGTATTGGCACCTTTAGCTTCTAAATTAGATAATTTATTACGTGATGATGAAAAGTCTCGTAATTATATTCATAAAGAAAAAAGCCCTGCTTTAGAAAAGTTTTTGTTTGAGTGCGGTTCTGAACTGCAGACTGTATTGATCACGTTGAAAAGTCGTAAAGTATATGTAGGTATGGTGAATGCCATTCCTATTGAATCAGGTGACGTTGAGCATTTTAGTATCTTGCCAATTTTAAGTGGATATAGAGACAAAGATAAACTGACAGTCTCATTCACTACTAATTACTACTTACATTATCAAAATAATTTAAATGACGAAGGTGAGCCTGTAGATGGCTCTGGTGCTTGTCTTGACGATTTTGTAGAGATAATTCCAGTTTCTGAAATAGCTCATATTGGACGGTTTGACATAGATACATATAAGTCATTTATCAAGCCGATTGGTGCGGAAAGTGTTACACCTTGGATGGATGTTCAGGAGTTTCCAATAGATCGCAGTGGGACGGTAAATATAACACCGAATGAAAAAGCATAAGTTAATTTTTACCTCTCCCACTATTAAAAATTTTATGGCATGGTCGAATTTATTTAATCCATTAAATGTCCTTATCATGCAACCGCTTAGGAAATAGCTCAGTGTATACCTGCCATAAAGTATTAATGTTTCTATGCCCTGTTACTTGCGCAACTTCATCAATTGAATAACCCTTTTCAAATAGCCGGCTAGCCCCTTCACGCCGTAAATCATGGTAGCGTAAATCCTCTATACCCAACTCATTTCTAACCCGCTGAAAACCTGCCGCAACAGACCTTTCATTATATGGGAATACCCGCTCATTATTGCGTGGTTGTTTTTGTAATATCTCCCACGCCCCACCCAGTAACGGCACAATCATGTGATTACCTGCTTTTTTACGCGGGTCTTTTCGGTCCCGAACAGTCACAGCTTTTTGTGCTTCATCAACATCATCCCATCTTATACGGCATACCTCACCAACTCGCATGCAACTTAAAATAGAAAAGTCGAGTAAATCGACATAAGGGATGTGGGCCGCTCTTTTACTTGCGCGTTCGTTAAGGCCAACCTTTAACCTTTCAATCTCGTTTGATGTGGGTCTTCTAGAACGCCGTTGAGATTTACCAATAAGATTTTGGCTATGTAACAGTTCATAGGATTCAATTACAGGAAGTTCTGTAACCGGATACCCATAACTTGGTTTAGCCATTTTTAAACACCAACGCAAGTAACTGACATCATGAGCTACAGTTGATGGGCCTGCACCTGCTTGTATTCTATTTTTGCAGTGGTCAACAATATGGTGTGAACGAATATCAATAATATTGATTTTGCCAATATCGCTATCAGCAAGCAGTTGCAGCACATACAATTTTGTTCGACCAAAAGTGATTTGTGGATCATCAATATATTTAGCAATAAGCTCACGTAGTGGGATAACCCCTGCTTGCGGATTTGGTACCCCATTCGATTCAAGATTACCCACTTCTTTTTTAGCCCACGATTCAGCAGGTGCTAACTTTGAAAATGTCCGATGATCACTGTAAACTATCTTACCTTTTTGCTTAACCCGTACTGTGCATTTATAGCGTATCGTGCCGTCAGCACGAGCTCTTTGATCTATAACGAAATAGGCCATCTTGGGTACCCAGTCCTATATAATTGGATTCCTCAGAGGATACCTGACTACCTAAAAATGTGCAAAAATGTATGAAAATAACCCAAAATGTGAGCTTGATGAATTCAGCCGAATATGAACCAAAGCTAGTAATACCAACAGATACGCTTGATCGCACCTTTTCCATAGCGCCGATGCTGGATTGGACTGATCGCCACTATCGCTACTTTGCCCGCTTAATGTCGAGCAAGGCGTTGCTGTATACCGAGATGATT